TAGAGATTGAGGCACTTTATCTTAACGGAGATAGAGCTCATCCTATCTTTGATGGTAACATTAAGGATGAACCTGTTACCCTTAAGAAACGTGCATCTGGTAAGAGTAGAATTTTTACTGCTTCTGGTTTACCATTCAGTCTTGTTGTCCGCAAACAATACTTGATGATAGTCAGAGCTATTATGACTAATAACTTCATGTCTGAGTGTGCAGTTAGTATGAACTGTTACAATATAGATTGGTCAGAGATTTACTATTATATTACTAAGTACGGTATCGATAGAATAATAGCTGGAGATTATCGTACTTTCGATAAAAGCATGCCTGCTGTGATTATTAGAGCAGCTTTTCATGTCTTAGATAGTTTACGAGAATGCATTAGTCCTATGAGTATTGAGGACAAACTTATATCTGTTGGAATAGCCACTGATATTTGTTACCCTGTCACCAATATGAATGGAGATATTATAGAATTCTTTGGTGGGAATTCATCTGGTCATCCATTAACTGTTATTATCAATAGTATTGCTAATAGTTTGTATGTTAGATTTGCTTATAGTAAATTAGGTTTTGACCTGTCTTCTTTCAAGCAAGAGGTTTCTCTCATCACACTAGGTGATGATAACATTATGGGGTCTGATAATCCAGAATTTAACCATACTAGTTTACAAGATACTTTAGCTCGATATGGAGTTACTTATACTATGGCAGATAAGACAGCAGAATCTGTTCCTTTTATTAATATTAAAGATGCCGATTTCCTTAAACGCAAGTTTACATTTCTTAATGGAAGAATTGTGGGTCCTTTAGACCTTCAAAGCATTTTCAAATCTTTATGTATGCATGTGTCTAAAGGTAATATAAGCAATGAGGAACAACTTTCTCAGAGTTATTTGGCAGCACGTAGGGAATGGAGTCTGCATGGAGAGGAGATATTTAATGAGTATGTATCTAAGATGGAAACTATATTTAACGACTTTCCCACCATTAAGCGTTTTTTCATCAAACAACACAACATGTCTTATAAAGACACACTTGCGTGGGTTACCTCGCAAGAAATTGAGGAATTATAATAATTAGAATCATCATAGAGAGAGCTTGAACTACAGTAACTCTCGTTATATCTGAATTTCTCCTGGAGTACACCCCAGTCAAGGTGCACATTCAAATCGAGGCGGCAACCCTTTGAATTATCATATATATCCGCCGGTCTAAACAGCCTTATATTAAAACCTTATGGATTATTTTATTAAAAATGATGGTATTCCATCCGTTCGTGAGCACGTTGCTCATACACAGTACCCTCTTGAAGCTCAGAGCTCAGGAGGTACAACCGAATTAATTCATGCAAATAACTCGATGCATGAAATGGTTACTGCACCATCTAATACTGTTAGATCTATTTCTGACGGTGTTTCTAATCAAGCTGATATTTCCGCTTTTCTTACTCGTAAAGTAAAAATAGCTACTAAAGTTTGGTCTGTTGGTTCACCTTTTGTTCAGATCTTACAGCCTTGGCATTTATTCCTCGATAATGCTGCTGTCAAGAGAAAACTGGAAAATTACCAGTTAATTAAAGGTAATTTAAAAATAACAATCTTAATCAATGGAACACCGTTTCACAAGGGAATGTTGTTGGCTTCTTATTTATATTTGGATGCTGCGAATGAGGTTATAACTGTTGGGGGTGATACCCAATTAGTTACTCGTTCTCAACGCCCCCATATTTTCTTGAATGCCTCAACTTCCAAAAGTGGATGTATATGTGTACCGTTTTTTCTGCCTACAAATTATCTTTCTTTAACTGATCCATTATTTGATTCATCATCTATTGGAAGACTCAATATAGATTCTTTCGATGATCTTGCTCAAATTAATTCAGGAACAGATTCTGTTACAGTAACTGTTTTTGCTGAAATGATGGATGTCAAACTCACTTCACCAACCATGAATTTAGTTGCTCTTTCTGGAGTATCTAATGAAATTTTTGATAATTTCTTGGTTGCACAAGCTGGGGATGAATATCCTGATAATGGTGTTATTTCTGGACCTGCTTCAACTATAGCCTCTATTGCAGGTATGTTAACAAAAGCGCCAGTTATTGGCCCTTTAGCTCTAGCCACTCAAATAGGTGCTTCTGCAGTTGGTAAAATAGCAAAATTATTTGGGTTTAGCAAACCTAATCAATTAGCTGACATTATGCCAATGCGAAATTATCCTGTTAGTAGTTTAGCTTTATGTGAAGGAGCTGATACATCTCTCAAACTTACCGTTACTGGTAAAGCTGAGTTGTGTATTGATCCTGCAACTGTTGACCTCCCTAGTGATGATGACCTTCTACTAGCTAATATTACCAGTCGTGAGAGTTATATTACTCAATTCTCGTGGCCTGTAACTGCATCAGTGGATGATGTCATCTTTGCTATGGATGTTGATCCAATGGTTGAACGTAGAGAACTTAGTTTAGATGATTATTATCGAATTGTTCCAACAGCTTTGTCTTTTGCTTCACGTCCTTTTTCTGCTTGGTCAGGAACTTTGAAATATCGTTTTCAGGTTATTGGATCTCAATTTCACAGAGGTCGTTTAGCTATAGTTTATGATCCAAAAGGACCTTTTGTTTCCAATCCTTTCAACACTACTTTTAATACTATTTTAGATTTAGCTGAAGCAAGAGATTTTACCGTATCCTTTGGATGGCAGCAAGATCGACCTTATATGTTTACCTCAACAGATAATTCTCGTGTATTCTTTCAAACAGTAGATGCTGCTAGTAAAGTTTCGGAACCATCTACGTGTAATGGTATCTTTTATATAACTGTTGTTAATGAACTTGTTGTTCCTGATGCTACTACACCTGTTGAAGTATTAATTTCTGTCTCAGCAGGGGATGATTATGAATTAGTTAATCCTTCTGGCTTACCTATGAAAGTCTATCCTTATACTCCTGCAGCACAGAGTATGCTTTCTTCTGAAGATTTTTCTGCTTTTAATCGTGACTCACTCTTAGAAGCTCAATCTTCCGTAGAGGAAGTACCAACCACAGAGAATTCTCCTGAACAAGCAGCTATGGTTATTGATATTACACAAGGAGTAGAAACACACCCAGAGGAAAAACCTATTATATTCTTTGGTGAGAAGGTGACTTCTTTTAGGCAATTGCTTAAAAGATATTCATATTATCGCATGTTAAAGAGTTCTGGGGGCAATCCTTATCAACTTAATTATAATTATAGGTTATCTGCAATGCCTCTTGAAAGTGGTTTTGATCCTGCAGGATTGGATGTCACTATTGATGGCGCTCCTTATAATTATGTAGGTACCAACTATATTTCTTATGTGAAGAGAGCTTTCGCGGGGTGGCGAGGCGCTCTTAGATGGAAATTTGTTCCTCTTACTGATAATAAAAGTTTGTCGGTCACTCGACTTACTGGACCAGAAAATAGGGGTCTAGAAATTAAATTTGAAGCGGTTTCATATAGATCACACAATCCTGCTTTTACTGCTGGTGCAGAAAATTATAATAGATTGACCTCAGCTGCTGAGAGTACTGCTGGTACAGCATTGACTCAGTGCAGATCTATGGATGCTCTAGAAGTTGAGATTCCTTACACAATACCTCTTAGATTCTCTAAAACTAGAGGAACTTTTACGGCAACAGGTACAAACATTTTAGCTAATGCTTGCCCAGGAGGTGATCGATTTCAATTTACAGCAACAACTGCAAATCAAGATCCTGTAAGTTTAGTTGACACTTATGTTGCAGCAGGAGAAGATTTTACTCTTTTTGGGTGGATTGGAGCACCCGTTGTATATGCATCGATCATTTTACCGCCAGCACCTTAAACATAATTCGAATCAATGTGGGATTAACCACATACCTGTGTAGTGGTATAACTACACAACATCATAGTGTTTTTGACTATGAATCTGTCTCGGGATTATCCGGACCCTATGTGTTAGGTTAAACATGCCAATGTGGGGTTATCCACATATCAGTATAATGATTTATTATACAAATGTTCAAACACTGAGCATAGTTCTTAAAACAAGGCGGAAGGCCGCTTGATCCCTATAGGAGAACACACTCGCAAATTATAAATTTAGTGACTTTTTCACTTCTGCATTAATTTGCGGAACGAATTTTTTATCACAACTTTCATAATTTGCGGGCACACCTGAGTGGTGTAGCCTTTTTTGCAAAAAAA